TGGGTCGAGCTGGCGCGGGAGCAGATCGCCCGCCGCCACGGACTCAGCGACGACGACACGGCCCTGCTGACCGGCTCGGCAGAGCACATGGAAGCCCTGGCCGCCCGGCTCGCCGCTACCCGCCCCGCGGGTAACCCTGCGATACGGGAGGGGGCCATGCCGCAGCTGAACACCACCCCAGCGCAGCAGGCCGCCGCTGCTGAAGCCGCAGGTGACAGGCAGGCCGCTCTCGCGGCAAAAACGCAGCAGCTTTTGCAGATGATCCAGGCCCAGCACCAGTAATCCCCTAGCCCGGCCCGCCGGGCATCCCCTCCCCTGAAAGGAGTCACCATGCCCGGCATCACCGGAATGGCCACTACCTATTCTTGCCCCAACTACACAGGAGAGCTGTTCCAGCTCTCCCCCGAGAGCACCCCGTTCCTGTCCGCGATCGGCGGCCTGACGGGCGGCGTGAAGGCCGAGTCCACCGTTTTCGGGTGGCAGTCCGATGATCTGCGGGACGCCGCGGACGACCGCCAGCGCACCGAGGGAGCTGACGCGCCCGACCCCGATACTCGGGTTCGCGATGCCGCTCACAATGTGTGCGAGATCCACCAGGAAACGGTTTCCGTGTCCTACACGAAGTTGTCCGCGATCGGTCAGGTCAAGCCGCTTACCCCGACCGTGACGCCCCTCGGGGAGCAGCCCGTCAAGGATGAAACCACCAAGCAGATCGAGTCCATGATCAAGGCCGTCGCCCGCGACGTAGAGAAGGGCTTCATCGTCGGCAAGTATCAGCTGCCGACCGACAACACCCAGGCCCGCAAGACCCGCGGCATCCTCGAGGCCATCACCACCAACTCCGTGGATGCCTCCTCTGGGCCGCTCACCGAGACCTTGGTGCTCGACCTGATGCAGAAGGTGTGGGACATCGGCGGTATCCAGGAGGACGAGACCCGTACCCTCATAGTCGGGTCGAAGCAGAAGCGCGCCCTGACCAAGATCTTCATCACGGACAAGCGCTACCAGGAAGCGTCCCGCAATGTTGGCGGGGTCAACGTGCAGACCATCGAAACCGATTTCGGCAAGTGCAACATCATGCTGTCTCGGTACATGCCTCCCGAGCAGCTCGCGGTTGTCTCCCTCGAGCAGTGCGCCCCAGCGTTCCTTGAGGTGCCCGGCAAGGGCCATTTCTTTGTCGAGCCGCTCGCGAAGACCGGCGCCTCTGACCGCTGCCAGCTGTACGGGGAGATCGGCCTGATGTACGGCGCCGAACGGGCGCACGGCAAGCTCATCAACCTCGGGTGACGAGGCGCGCCATGAAGCTGCACAGCCCGCACCACCCGAACCTGTACATCCCCCGTCACGGGGTGCAGTTCGAGGCTGGTCACGCCGAAGTCCCGGACGCGACCGGTCGCAAGATCCTCACGGAGTCCCCCCACATCCGCGAGATCCCACCTGAGCCCGAACCGGAACCGCCCCGCCGGAAACGCTAACTACGGAGGGAGGCCGCCGCTATGGCAATCATCACCGCTGACGACGTCCTGCTGTTCCGTCCCGATGCGGACCCACGGCAGGTTGAGGCGCTGATCAGTGACGTCCTGGCGGCGGCCTCCGCCATCCCCGGATTCCGCCCGGACGAACCCGACCGGGCCAAAGCCGCGCGGGTGCTGAAGGTGCTGCGGTGGGCGGTCATTCGGCGTCTCGACTCCGGCTCCGGTGCCGAGACGTCGGTGACGGAGACGGCAGGTCCGTGGACTCAGACGCACCAGTACGGCGTGAAGTCGCTGCTGCTGCTGACCGATGAGGACCTCGCCGAGCTGCGCCGCATCTACCGCACCGATGCCGGCAAAGCGTTCATGCTCAACACCGCACCTCGGGCCCGGGTGCCGCTGTGAGCGCCCCATGGCCACGCCCCTGGGGGCGCTTCAACAGCCGCGCCCCGGTGTCGGCGGTACGGCCCGTGCAGATCCGGCGACGCATCCCCGTCCCGCCCGAGCAGCTCGACACCACCCCCCGCACATGGGGTCCCGCCGAGGATCTGCGGGTGCTGGCCATGGCACCCGGCTCGCAGGAGCCCGCTATCGCGGGCCGGGAGGCCGTGGACGTGACGTGGACGCTGTACTGCCCCACCGGCACCCGGGCCTCCGGACTGGACATCGTGATCATCGACGGCGTCGAGCATGAGGTCATCGGTGACGCCCGCGACTGGGGCGTCGGAGTAGTGATCGAAACCCGCCGCCGCGCCGGCTAGGAGGTGCCGCTGATGAAGATTGTGTGGAACGTCAAGGGCTTCGAAACGTTGAAGCGGGATCCCGGGGTGCAGCGCGACATCGTGCGCCGCGCCGAAGCAATCGCGAAGCAGGCCGGCGACGGCTACATCGTGCTGGAACCTACCCAGCATCCCAAGCGCGACCGGACCGCCATCCTCACCGGCACCCGGCAGGCACGCAGAGACAACGCCAAGACGATGGCGCTCGTCAAAGCCCTGGGGGCCGGGCGATGAGCGACGAACCGCTGGGCGACGTGATCCCAGCCCTCACCCGCATCCTCACCCCAGCCGGGGTGCCGGTCGCCACCATCGTCCCCAATCCCCGCCCGGCATCGCTGATCCGCCTCACCCCCACCGGCGGCAGCAGCGACCACACATGGCTAGCGCACGTCATGGTCACGGTCGAGGCCTGGGCCCCCACCCCCGCCGCTGCCCGCGCCCTGGCCGCCCAAGCCCGGACTCTGATCCTGGCCGGCGCGGAGACGGATGACCTCATCCACGACGCGGAAGCAACTTGGCCGGTCGCCTACGACGACCCCGAAACACCCAGCCACCGTGCCACTTTCACCACCACCCTCACCATCATCTAGGAGACAGACACCATGGCGATCGTCCCCAATAACACCGGCAACATCGATGTCGGCAGGCCTGCGAAGGTCGGCGGCTATGCCTTCTGGGCGCCCGTCGGCACCCCCCTGCCAGCCAACGCCACCGCCGATCTCGACGAAAAGTTCGTCAACCTCGGCTACGTGTCCAAGGACGGTCTGTCGTGGGCGCCAGAACGCAACACAACCGACCATCAGGACTGGGGCGGCGACACGGTAGAAACCACACAGGAGTCCTACGGTGAAACCTGGACCATCACCTTCATCGAGTCGCTGCGTGGCGACCTCCTGAAGATCCTCTTCGGCCCCGAAAACGTCACCATCGAAGAGCCAACCGCGGTCAAGGAAGGCAGCATCGAAATCAAGGGCAACTCGGTCGAACTGCCCGACGGGATCTTCGCCTTCCTGATGAAGTCCCGGAAGAGCACCCGCCGCCCGATCCTGCCAAACGCCCGCGTCACCGCAATCGGCGAGGTGAAGTTCACCCCGAACGACCTCATCAGCTACCAGGCGACGATCAAGACCAAGCCCGACACCGCCGGACAGCACTCCTACCAGAAGATCGGGATCCCGAAGCGGTCGGCCTGACCCCTGGCCTGTGGGGCCGTGCGCGCCTTCCCGCACGGCCCCACAGCACCCCCTCCGGAAGGCGCCAACAGGAAGGAAGCCCATCATGACCATGCCCGTCGACACCACCTACATGGACGGCCCTGAACCGGAACTCACGGACGAAGAACTCGCCGCGTTGCGGGCCCGCCTCGCGCAGGCCGAGGCGCAGCCGCGGCGAGTCGAGAAGACCCCGATTCCGCGCCGTCACCTGCCCCGCAAGCTCGCCTATGTGACGTTCAGCCTGGACGGCTGGGACGGCGAATTCACGCTGCCGTCCCGTAACCTGCTGAACCAGCGTGAGCAGAAGGGTCTCCGGAGTGGCGATGAGACGGTGCTGCGCGAAATCTTCAAGGACGCGTTTGAATCGCTGCTGGACATGACCGATGACGAGGTCATCACCCTCATGGATGCGTGGGGCGAAGCGTCCGGCGTGAGCGCGGGGGAATCGAACGCTGCCTGATCCTGCTGGCCGAGCATCCCGACGCCGTCGCCTACGAGGTGATGAGCGCCGGGATGCGGCTACGCGATCTAGGCAGCGACACACTCACATGGTCGGATCTGGCGACCCTGCTCCACTACCCGAGGGAGCGGGGCCCCCTCTATCGGATTATCCGCGGTGAATACGCCGACTGGGACCACCAGTCGGCCTTACTTGCCGAGGTGATCGACCTGCTCGCTCTGATCAGCTGGCAGCTGAGCGGCGACCAGCAGGCCAAGCAACCCGACCCGTATCCACGCCCCGGCGCGGATGGTCGGCAGGAGCCGGCAGGCGAAGTCACAGACGACGACGACGCCTACACCATCGAAGAGATGGACGCCCTGCTCGGTCTCACCCAGTAGTCGTCCCGAATACCCCTCCCGGTCAGCGGGGACCCGCCAGAGCATCCGCTGACCGGGAGGAGGCCCCCTCATGTCTGCTGCCGTGCAGCTCGCCACCGCCTACGTGTCCCTCGTCGTCGACGCGAAAAACGTCGCCTCCGGGGTGGCGAAGGAACTCACCGGCATCGAGAAAGCCGCCGCGGCGACAGGCGAAAAGTCCGGCAACATATTCGCACGTGCGTTCGGGTCCCGGGCGAAGCCGGACACGAAACAGCTCGAGTCCGCCCTCGACGCGGCCAAGCAGAAGGCGGAGGACGCGAGCAAAACCGTAGTAGCGGCCCGGCAGCGGCAGGAGGACGCCGACCGCAAAGCCGCGATAGCGGAGAAGGCTTACGCGGAGGCGGTTGAGCGCTCCGGCGAAGGGTCTTCCCGCGCTCTGGCGGCGCAGGATCGCATGATCCTGGCCAAGCGCAAAGCTGAGGCTGCCAGCCATGGCCTGAAGGCTGCGGAGGAGGCCGAGGAGCACGCTGCGAAGGAAGTGGCTGCCGCGCAGCAGCGCGTCGGCGCCTCGGCCCAGCAGTCCGGCCAGCAGGTCGCTGGGTTCGGCCACAAGGTCCGCAACGCTTTGCAGCAGGGCATCGGGCACGTCAACCCCTTCTCGGGGCTGTCGCGGAAAGCCGCAGCTGAAGGCGCCGAATCCGGCAACGCTTTCAGCGCGAAGTTCAAGGGCGGCATATCCGGAATCGGCGCCGGAATCGGGCGGCTCATCGGCCCCGCAATAGCGGCTGTCGGTGTCGCCGAAGTCGGTCGCGGCATGGCCGACATCGTCAACAAAGCCGGGCAGCTCGAGCAGTCTGTCGGCGCTATCGATTCGGTATTCAAGGAATCCGCCGGGCAAATGCACGCCTGGGCCGATTCCGCAGCCACCAGCGTTGGCCTGTCCAAGAACGAGTTCAATGAACTCGGCACTTTGATTGGTGCGCAGCTGAAAAACGGCGGCACAGCAATGGCCGAGCTGGCGCCGCAAACAAACAAACTCATTGGTCTTGGCGCCGACCTGTCCTCTATGTTTGGCGGAACCACCCGGGAGGCTGTAGAGGCCCTATCCTCTGCGCTGAAGGGCGAGCGGGATCCGATTGAGCGCTACGGTGTTTCGCTGAAGCAAACCGAAATTGACGCGAAAGCCGCAGCGCTTGGCTTCCAGAAAGTCGGCGGAAGCTTTTCGAATGAGGCGCAGCAGGCCGCCACGCTCGCGCTCATCATGGAGCAAACCGCGGACGCTCACGGCAACTTTGCCAAAGAGTCCGACACCTATGCCCACAAGGTACAGGTTCTTTCCCAGCAGTGGGAGAACTTCACCACCGGTCTGGGTGAAATGTTCCTGCCCGTCGCCGCCTCGGCGCTGGAATGGCTCATGGGCCTCGGCCCCGCTATTCAGCCGGTCGCCGATGAATTCGGACGCCTCGGAACCCTCCTTTTCGCCGGCGACTACACCGGGCCATTATTCGGCCTAGAAGAAGACAACCCAGTAATTGGAATTCTCGCCGGAATTCGGGATGCCGTTGACAGCACCATTCAGGTCGGGCAGCTACTTTTCACCGGCGACTACTCGGGCACCCCATTCGGCCTGGAAGAAGATTCCCCCGCCATTAACGCTCTCTTCCAATTCCGAGAAGGGTTCATGCAGCTAGGGAATGTTTTTACCCAGCTGATGGAGCCCGGCGGGGCCGTGATGAATCTCATCGATTCCCTCGGGGCCGGTTTCACTACCGCATGGTCTGCGGTCGGTGAGCATCTGCTGCCGATCCTCGGCGAGCTGTGGGCCAGCTTCACGGGTGCCGTAGCGGGGGTGCTGCCCCAGCTGGAGGGTAGCTTTGCGGCGCTCGGTAGCGCGGCCACGACGCTCGGCGCAATCATTGCTGTCGCTTTCGCGGCCGTCGGCACCGCATGGGACGCTGTAGGCCCATATGTTCTCCCCCTGGTTACTGGATTCGTCACCTATATCGGTGGCGCTTTCCAGGGCCTTTCTCAGGTACTTTCTGGGATTATGACCACCATTCTCGGGGTCATAACCGGCAACTGGGGGCAGGCCTGGGACGGCGTCAAGACAATTTGGGAGGGGGTTTGGGGGTATCTCCAAACCGCTTGGCAGTGGCTCGTCACCCTGACCACTAACACGTTCTCGATTATCGGCACCACAATCGGGTCCGCCTGGAATGCCGTAAAGGATTTGACCGGCGCCGCTCTCGGGGCAATTCGTGACGGCATGAACTCGGCCTGGCAGTGGCTCGTCGGGGTCACGACATCGGCGTGGGAAAGCCTCAAGAACGCAGTCACCCAGCCATTCGTCGCGGCATGGAATGCTGTTTCCCAAACACTGGGGACATTCAAGCAGGGGATTTCCGATGGATTCAATTGGATCCTGACCACAACCGGAAGCATTGCCAAGAGCATATGGGACGGGATCACCTCTGCGTTCAATACCGGGGTCCAGGCGGCTGGCGAGGCATTCAATAAGATCAAGGGTCTAGTTACCGCGCCAATCAAATTCGTGCTGCAAACCGTTCTCAATGACGGCATTATCGGCGGCATCAACGGCTTGGCCGAAAAGATCGGCCTGAAGAATCTGCTGCCGAAAGTGCCAATCCCAGCGGGATTTGCCCGAGGCGGAATTCTGCCCGGCACGTCCAGTTACCGTGACGGTGATGATCAACTGATCATGGCCCGACGCGGTGAGGGGATCATTGTCTCGGAGGCCCTCAAGGATCCGTATGAGCGGAAGCGCTTGCTGTCGCTGAATCAGGCGGCTTTGCAGGGCACGTCGCTGGCGCAGTGGCGGGAGCACTATGACGGCCTCCACGGCTTCGCCGGGGGCGGAATCATCGGCTTCCGCGGGCACCGATTCACTAGCCTTTTTGCGGCCAGAATCCAGGCGGCGGAGAAAATGGCGGGCGCCCAAATGCATATCACTCAGGGCGGGTGGCGGCCACGCACGTCCTACTCGGGCACGTCGCACGCCGGCGACGCCCTCGACATCACCGGCGGATACAGGTCCTTCATTCTGCCTTTGCGGCGTGTCGGCATCCCAACTTGGGATCGAGCCGGCAAAGGGAATTGGGTGGCGCACGCCCACGGTGTGCCGCTGCCTGGTGCGGGTACCGCTGCCGGGTCGGCGGTATGGCAGGGGGGGGGGGTCCCGCGCGGGGGG